CGGCCACATGCGCGCGAAATGTCGGCGCTGCCGCCGCGCCCGAGGTTGGTCCCGCCCAGACGGTGTTTGCGGATTCGTTCGCCTTCGTCACCGCTAACGTGCCGGAACTCGTGACCGGCGAGCCGCTGACCGAAAATTCCGCCGGCATGGTGAGTGCCACGCTCGAGACAATGCCGCTCCCGCTCGGCACATACGCTGAGACGTTCTTCGTCGCATCGCCCTGCCATTTCACATTGATGCCGCCGCCGGGCGCAGCCGGTGTCGAATCGGAGAAGTTTAGATCGCTCATGCTAGCCGACAATCAGGATGGATTGGTAGTTACCAGTGCCCGCTGAACTGTAAAGAAAGTTCGCGCTAATAGCGCCTGTGGTTCCAGTCTCCGTATATAAGCAGCCGGAAGCGCTCGCGCCGTCATTGGCCTGCCGTTGCATGGTGCCGCGACTCACCGTGTCCGTAGAAGCGCCACGGTTCGACCCGAAATACACCAGCAGGTCTGTAGCAAGCGCTGACGTGGAAGTAGTCAGGGAAATAGACGAAGAGCCCGTTCCGTTGCGGCTAGGCGCAGTCTCCTTGATGGTGAAATTGCCAACCGTAGTCAAGACCGAAACTACGCCATCGAAACTTCCGGCAAAGGTGACGACAACCGATCCCGCACTGATGTCGCCGCTGGTGAGCGTCTTGGAGAATACGGCCCCATTCCAGTTGCTTCCGGTCAGATTGCTCTGCGTGGTCCATCCGGACGGCAGGTTTGCACCCCAGGCGTGCCCGGCAAACAGTATGGCGAGATCCCCAGTAGCCGTGCCGGCAGGCCATGGCACGGTATAACTCGAATTCGAGGAAGCCTGTATGCCGGTTCCGCGAATAGTCGGTCCACTGGGCGGCACGCCATTAATGGTGTACTGAAATGTACCCACAGTGGCTGGCTCCCAGTCGCCGTGAGCATTCGACCATGTCAGTACCTGACCATTCGTAGGCGCAGTAGAGGCAACGGCCCGTGTCTGCAGTCCGATTACTGTCTGCGTACTACTTGATCCCGACAGGTCACCGGCTGCGGTAAATCCTCCGGTGGGTGCGCCACCGTCCACCACGTTCCCGCTTGCATCGTAAACCGCCAAATGCCCCATAACCGGCGTGCCGCCGCCGAACATTTGGAAATAGGGCGCATTACCCTGGCGCACTGAGGAACGGATCTGGTCGTAATCGATATTGCCGCGCTGCGATGGCACGACTACGGTGGGCACTTCGGCCACTACCGCTGCATCGAACATGCCGTTGGCCGCACCGTTGTAGGTAAAGGTAGCTGACAGGGCACCGCCCGGCATCGGATAGTAATCCAACACCGCTGCGATATTCGGGTCTGAGGGAGTTTGCAGCGTTGTGCCTGGAGCAACAGTGATGGTAGGAGTGGGAGTCCGGACTGCCCCAAAGAATATTCCGGTATCCGTATTCAGCACCAAGCCTGATGTCGTCAGTGTGTCACTGCCGGGACCGCCAGACCCATGATTCCCGATCGTCTCCCGGATGCCCCCACCGGAGCCTACAAAAACCGCCATGGCAGCCACGCCTGTAAAGCTATTAGCGGCTGACACCGTCACGCTTCCTGTCGCAATATCCGTGCTGTTAAGCACCTTGGAAGCAGCCAGGCCATTCAATGTGCTGCCACTCAAAAAATAGAGCGAAGTCCAGCCGGAAGGAATCGACACATTGTAGCCGTGTACGGTAAACAGTATCGCCAAATCGCCTGCAATCGCGCCCGTGGGAAAGGCGATGGTTATACTGTTGCCGACAGTGACCTGCGAAGTGGAACCACGTATCGCCATCAGTGTGTGTACTGCGCAATCATGAGATCCGATGATTTCGGCGCCACGGTATAGGTGATCGTTGCGCTACTAACCGTAATGTCGGTGGCGGGCACTTGTTCCACTCCGTTCAGCCAGACCGTGAGAGAGTCTGCAGGATTCGGAGTAAAGCTCAATGTGAATACTTTGTTCGTACTGTTCATCGTGCCGCTGGGCACTTCGCGCACAAACAGAATAGTGGCCGATGGATTGGCCGGCTCCCAATCATTCGAGGACGAGACCCACGTGAGCACCTGCCCATTCGTAGGAGCCGTGGAGGACACATGCCGCGTCTGCAGTCCGATCACGGTCTGATTGGTGTTCGTGCCCGAAAGGTCACCGCCTGCGCTGAAGATCCCGCCCGTATCGATATTGACGACGGTGCGGTATAAGGTCTGCAGCCAGATTCTGGACTGATCGGTCAGCATGCCGTTGGTGGTTTGCGACCACGGATAGGCCGACTGGTAATTCCAGAATTTCTTGATCGCCACAGGCTAGAAGTCAGGAGACAGAAGACAGAAGTCAGTTAAAGCAGGGCCGGACGTTGCCCTTGAGCGCAATCAGCGCCAGCGGAATCGGATCGTTGCCCGTGATCTGGAACACCCGATCCGTCGCATAGCCGAGCGCGCGCCAGTCGATGCGCTTGTTGTAGGCGCCTGCGGAACCGATCGAGATAGGACGTAATGGCGTGGTAAACGTATAGCCGCCGTCTTCGGACTTACTCAGGGTAATCGTGGCTGGTACGCCGGCGGACATCTGGCCGTTCACGCCCGTCTGGCAGATCAGCCGAACCAGGTCGTACACTACGCCGGACTGATCCGCATTGACGTGCGGAAACCGCCTCATCCAATAAATCGGCGTGCCATCAAATGAATAGTAAGACTGTGACTGCAGATAAATATTCGAGTTGCGGCGGTCACCCACGATATGCAACTGCAAATTGGCATCGTAGATATGCACTTCCTGCCAGTCGCGGTCCCAGCTCGTCCCGTTCCACACGCCGCGCTCGGTCCACATTTGCGTTGAGACGTCATAGACCCAGGTCTTATTCGCCGTTGGGAAATTGTAGGCAAGAAAGGCATGGCCGTTTTCCTGATAGGTCCGGACCACGACATCGCGCAGCGTCGAGTAGCTCTGCCACGCGGTCTCGACCGCATGCGTCGAGATGCGCACCGGCGTCACGGCTTCCAGCTTAAACGCCCAGCCGGCGCCGCTGTTGTTCACCGCAATGCCGTGAATCATGTTGTCGGCGATAATCAGCGAATTGCGATAGGCGCCGCACTCGACATACACGCTTTGATCACGGGTAAACGGGAAATTCGTGTCGCCTGAGTCCACGTAGCTCTCGATGTGGTTACTTCCGAACATCGTGACTCTGCGGTTGCACACCTTGAAGCCCATCGTTAAATCCGGCGTCTCTTCAAAGGCGAAATCGAGCGGGTTCCAGGTCAGCCCGTCCTGAAAATTGCTGATGTAGAACTTTCCGCTGGCGGCGAGACCGATGAAGTAGCCGTCGCACTCGTCCACCTGCAGCAGCGTCTCGGGTGTCGTCACCGGCGAGTGAAACGTGCTGCTCGTCAGGTCATACAGACTGGTCACATTGTTACTCGCGATGAGTAACTGATTGCCCTGTATGTTCACGGCCAGGCTATACCGCACATACTGCCCGACACAGGGGCCGGTGGGACCCAAGGCAGTAGCACCGAAGGGAACGCCTGTGCCGGTCAGTTCGTACAGTTCATCGTTGACGATGAAAAACCTGCGCCCGTTGATATATACGCCCGCCGATACGCCGCTCGTGCCCACGACGGGAGCGGCCACCATCACGCCGTTGACGCTGACGCCGTTCATGCCCGCCGGATCGATCGGTACGCCGTTCACACTGATGCCGGTACCCACCAGCGTTCCGTTGACGCTGATCCCTACGCCCGTCCCGGCAATGGTCGCAACCGTAAAGAGGCCGGGCGCTTTCGTGTAGTAGTAGGAAGACTTGCCGTTGGCCTGGATGATTTCGGGGATGAGGTTCACCGCCCGTTCGCCATCGGCACTCGGCGCAATGCTTTGATACGTGGGTCCGATCGCTCCGGGTAGGTCCAGTAATGGCATTTGCTATGCTTTGCGATGGCCGTCTAGTTTAGGATTGCAACCTGAACGAAAAGGCTTTCCCGCCCCCGACGGCCTCAATTCCCTAGAACACGCCACTCAAGAACTGAGACCTTGTCAGGTATCCGCCGCTCGGCTGTTTCGGCACGCCCGGCGCATAGGCCATCGTCATATCAGGCGCGCTCAATTCCTTGATCAGCGCCAGCGCATCGGCGGCATTGCGCATCGTCACCGCAGAAGGCGTCACGCCGAAGGCAGAGGCAATCTCAACCGCGAGGTTCAGGAACATGGCACGGAAGTAGCCGGTACTCACATTCACCGTATCGGTCAAGCTGCCGACCGTGAGCGCGTACCAGTAGAACAGTTCGATCTGGTTCACGTTTGTCGGCACGCCCCAGACCCAGAAACGGGTCGCCGTATACGCCAGGCCCGTGATCGGGTTCGTTCCGGTGACCACGCTGCGGTCCAGATAACACGCCTGCGGAAAGGTAATGCTCAACGTGGGTAGCGAGATGTTCGCCCAGGCCTGCACGCTCAATACCTCGAGCGGAATGCGCAGCGGCGTACCGGCCGGATAGGACGTGTACGGGCCGCCGTTCACCGATGCCTGCACCGGATACAATCCCACTGCGGCGCTGTTCACGTTCACGTTGTAGGGCGGCGCACCGACCTGCAGGCTGTTCGTGTAAACGCTGTTCACCAGAAAGCCGCCCTGGTTCGGTCCCACCGTGGACGGGTTCGTCAGCAGCAGGTTCGTGGCATTCTCGGACAAGCGCACCGGTGTCTGTGCATTCCAGTCCGGACTATTCAATCCGATCAGGTAACTCTGCTGGCCGGGAACCAGATTGAAGACCTTTTGCTGGTACCAGGGCACAAACGTCGGGTCCAGGTTCCACGAGTCGATCAGCCAGTACAGCCGGTCGAGTAGCCACTGCGCGAGCGTCGGATTGTTCGCGAGCGAATCGCCCATCGCGACGACGTTCAGCTCGCCGGCGGCCTGGGTTAATAAATCGAGATAGGTCTGTCCCGCCACGTCAGCCGACCTGCACTCCGTTCACGCTTACGTTTGCCCCAGTCGCCGTACTCGGCGAGAACGATCCCGCGCCGCTGGTGGTCGAGCTTGGCACCTGCTTCAGAAACATCGTGCCCTCGAATGCCGGACGGATCAGAAACAGGTCCGCCGAATTGTCCGGCCAGACCTTCGCCACCACCGCCGGATGGTTCGTGAGCATGAGGCTCTGATAATTCACGATTGCGCCCAACTGCGGTGTGTAGGATACTTTTGCTTCGACTTCTGCGTCTACCACTGCGGCTTCTTGGCTCACTTATTCCTCCTTCGGCAGAAACCGGCCGCCCACGCCTCTTTTGGGCATCGGCGGCTGCGCCGTGCCAACAGGAGCCGTGGCGTATTCCTCTTCGGCATCTTCAGACATCGCGACCGCGAGCGCCTCATCCAGCGACGAGTACCAGCCCTCTTTCAATTTGGACTGCTCTTCCGCGGCGTTCTTCACTGTGATCGAGTCCTCGTTCCCGATGGCGTACATGGCCTTCGGATAGGGTTGGTAGACGTAGGGCGGCAGTTCGTCGTCTTCCGACAGGCCGAGTTCCGCTTTGCGCTTCTTGTCGTCGTTCCTGCGCTCGGCGGCAAAGAACTCCTGTCTTGCTAATTCCACGCTTCCGTTCGACCGCACACGGGGTTCCGGCATAAAGTTACTCCTTTGGAAAAATGGGGAGGAGCCGCGAATGGGTCATATCCGCGTCTGGAGGAAAGCGTGCCCCTCCCACTCGATGAGAACTACTTACTAACTGGTTGCTAAGTTTGCAAGATGACGGTCAAGGTAATTTGCCCATCGCCGCAACAGGTTGGCCGAATCGTTCGCAAACCCGATTCCCCGATTACAGCGATGACAGAGCCATCCTCTGAATTTCCCTGTTTGGTGGCAATGGTCATAGCAGATTTGGCGGCCAGTTTCGCCGCACAATTCGCAATAATCCGGCGGCAGTTCGCCAGCCCTCTTAATGTCGCGCTTGCGTTTTTGCGCCGCATTCTTTAGCTGTATTGCGCCCTTAAAGGTCTCTGCGTATTCCTGGTCTTCCTGTAGACGCTGCTTGTGTTTTTCTTCCCAGCGTTGCCTTGAAGCCTGAACTCTTTCCGGATTCTCTAAACTCCAGTTCCGGTTGTATTCGTAGACCTTCTGCTCGTTCTTGGTCCGCCACGCTTCCGAAGCCTTGCGGCTAGCCGCTTTGGCCTTCTCGGGATTCGCATGTCGGGTTGCTTTGCGCCGCGCATTGTCTTTTGCCGGATCAGCCCGATACGCTCTCTGTGAACGCAGCCGGGAACACTCCAGGCATTCTTTGTGTAAAACCGAACGCCCTGCGATATGTCCCTTCTTACACGGCTTGCCCGTGAAGTAATGCGCGAGGCCGCGCAATCGTGCTTGCTGGCGCGTGATAATCTCGCGCGGTTCTGGTGGAATGACAGTAGCCATATGCGACCCTCCTACGGTCGTTGTTGGCGGAGCCGGAAGGTATGTACCGCATACCCCGGCTCTTTTTTATTCTACCATTCCACATACATCCGAACAAGACAATGTGTTACTTTAGTTATTCATGCTAACTTGCTATAACACAAGCCCATTCTGGGTAAAGGCCTCCAAACCCGAATAGTATGTCCCATCTCACTTTCCATTGGTCATTATCTCCATCTAAGTATTGGAGGTAACGCATATAGCATCCGGTTTCCGGATCGGTATCGCCGTATCCTTCGATGACGCCTTTGTCCGGCACATCGAGCTGTCCATACACCACTGCAAAGGCTTTCTCGTGGAAGGCGAGCCCGGTGGTGATGGTATTGGTGATGCCCGATGCGACCCAGGGCGTGATGGTTGCGCCAGCGGGCGGTGCCTGCGAAATGTTCTGGTACGCGCCGGTCGAGGTCATCGCCGGATACACCGGAATGTTGATCGTGCCGGAAGAGAGCGCGGTGGTGGTCGTCACGACGAACGACTGCAGCACGCCGGTCGATTGCCGCGACTGCGCGTTCACCGTGTAGACGCCCGTGCCTGCACTGCCGATGGTGAAGCGTGTGCCCGCCGGTAGAGAACCGGACGTCCAGCCGCTGGTTGCCAGCGACGAACCGGTCTGGCCGCCGCCCGATACCACCGGCGTTCCGGCATAGGTCGGGCCTGTCGAAGTGGGTGTGTTCTGCGATTTGAACCATTGCAGGCCATGCGCCTCGCCGACCGCGCCGGTACGGTACTGCATCTCGATCTCCTGGCCGGCATGGAACAGGGTTTGATCTTTGATCACCGCATTCGCCATCATCTGCGGCGAAACGATCACCATGCGGTCCTGCGTGTTCATCGGGCAATCGAAATTGTCCATAACCACGCCCGCATTCAGGTAGACCGAATTGTCTGTCGGCGCCGTGCCGGGCGTGCCGACGAAGTTCGGGCAGGTCTGCGTGGCGAACTGGAACGCCTGGTAATCGACGTAATTACTCAACGCATCCGCAGCGGGTTTGCCGTAGCGTTCGTACATATGGTCGGCGTTCAGGAATCGTTCCACGCTCGATAGCTGGTAGGCTACGTTCGCCTGGATGCTCATCGTTAAGGGCGTCGTCAAATTGGTGATGCCCTGGAACGAAGCCGCTTGTGCCGCGGTGACGGTGAAGCGCTGCGGCTTCGGAACCTGGATGGTTTGGCCGGCTTTGTTGTGCGAGCCGACGATGCGCCCGAACTCTTCCGAATAGGAATGATCGACGTTGCGCGCGAATTTAAGGTTGTTTTTCCATGGTTGTCTCCCCCTCAGACTAAGCCGAAGGGGAGGGTACACCACCGGGCCAAAGTTTTCCAGAGCACCGCCTGAGTATTAACGAATGTATTAGGCATTGTTTAACTCCCGGTTGCTTTGGAAAAACTTCAGCCCGAGGTGTTCTCCTTGATTGTGAGTAAACATATTGGGTCTCCGGTTTTTCGATTGAGCAATGAACGGTTGTGGGCAGCAAGGAATGCTGCTCTGAACCCGCTTTCCGGGAGCGGCGAATCGGATGGATGCCGATTTTACAGTTCGGCGAACTGAAGAAATAACTATACCTTGCGTTCCAGATATGCGGCAAGACGGCGCAGGATCTCTGGGGAATCCCGCACCATGCCGAGTGCTGTATTGCATTGCTGGCAGAGCCAGCCACGAAACTCTTTTGCTACGTGACAATGATCGAAGCAAAGATACTTGACCTTGCGCTCGCAGATCTCGCATGTCTCAGGTTGCGGTCGCCCAGCATGCTTGATCAGTCTCTTCCTTCGGGCATCGGTTTGACGAGTGATGTGATCGGGATGCTTGGCCTTCCACTCTTTGATCTGTTGCTGGATTCTTTCCGCATTTCTTTCCCGATAGGCCCGCTGATACAACTTGTGCGCCTCTACCCGTTTCTGTCGATACGCGATTAGACAGGCTTGACGTTTTTCGACCTTGCCGTACTTGATAGAGCGAGCATTTCTTTCGCTCACGTGTACGCGGTCATAGTCCCGCAAACATTCAGCGCAGGCATTATTCGCTACGCATCGCTCCGCAACGTGCCCAACGGGACACGGCTTTCCCGTAAAGTAACGCTTCAGGCCCGCTTTGACTGCCTGCTTTCTGGTAACAACAGCTTGTGTCATTTGCTGTTTTACGTAGCACGTTTACTTCCCTCTACTGACGAATCCGGGCCGCTTCTGCGCGAACCGCGCACTCAGCTGCTCGTACTCTGCGAAACTCTTCGCGCCGTAGTTCGGCTTGCTAGCGGCGCTTTGCGTGGTGCCCGTCGCGCCGAGCTTGGCCGGCACCTTCACGGGCTTCGCTTCTTCCTGTTCTTCAGACGGCTCGGCGGTTTTGCTATTGCCGTTGCCGTTGCGCAGGCTGGCGGCTAACTGGCCCATCTCGAACAACTGCTCTTCCGGCGGAAGACTCACGATGCGTGCGGTCTCGTCCGGGTGGTCGATTAAAACCTGCACCAGTTCGGGACCGGCGCGCTTGCAGACGTTCACCATGAGTTGCGGCAGTTCCGGCAGGTTGCGCAAGCCTTCATCGAAATCCGGGTGCGCCTTGCGGTGCTCGCCCAGTTTCGCGTTGTACTCTTCGTCCACGCGCTGTTGTGCGGCTTTGGCCTTCTCTTCCGCCTGCTCGCGCTGCCATTGCCGCTGATCGTAGACGCGCCGCTCCTGTTCGTATTTCTCGACGGCGGCTTCCCATTCCTCGAGCGTGCCCGGATAGGTCGAGAGCTTGGGCCGCACGGGCGGGCTGTCGCCAGCACTTGTGGGCGTGCCGGGTGGAAGGGCAGTCCCGCCCGCCGGACTCGTTGCCGCAGGTGGCGGCTGCTGCTGGTAACCGCGGCGCTCTTTGCGCAGTTCGGTTACCTCTTTCAGTAACTTGTCGCGCTCCTCCTGTAATGTGAGCTTGCGCTTCGGCGACTGCTTCGGACCTTGCTCTTCCTGCGGCGCTTCTTCAGTCGGTGTCTCTTCTACCGCTTCGGGCGCAGCAACCTTTTCCGGCTCGGCGGATTGCGCCTCTACGGGCGGCGTGAACTTGCTGCCCTGCGCCTCGAATTCGGCGAAGGTGGTCGGATCGGCCATTACTCCTCTTCTTTCGGCGGCTCCTTCGCATAGGTGTTGTGCTGCGGAACCGGCTTGCCGTCCTTGCCCTTGGCCGCTTTTTCGTCTTCCAGCTTCACGCGCTGCACATCGGTCACGCCCTGGCAATAGCCCAGGTTGACCCGCAGGTCTACCGTGCCGTCGTCGTCGTGCGACCCGATCACCAGTGCCGGCGCAACGGGCGCGTTCATCGATTCAGGTGGCGTGTAGAACACCACCGCGCCCAGCTTCACGGGCGGTTTTACTTTCTTCGGCTTCTCGGCCGCGGGCGCGGCCTTCTCTTCGACTGCTGCTGCTGACATTTTGTAATAGTCCCTTTCTTTCTCTAGTTCGTGAATCATTTTGAGCAAGACATCGATACGCGAAGTCAGCACCACCCGGATATCATGCGGTTGCCCCGCGGCGAGCGGTTCCGGCTTACTCGGCTTCGCTTTCGCCGCTGCCGCTGCTGCCGTTTTGCGCGGCTTGAGCGGCGGCTTGACTGGCGAGGTCTTGCTGTTGCTGTCCCTGGTGGATCGCATGGACGTGTTCCATTGCGGCTAATCCGGCTTCGTGCGATTGCTTGTGCGCCTGCAGACTACCCTTGATGGCGCCCTCAAAATCCGCGAGCATGGCTTTTACTCTGGCTTCCGTCGTCGTGAGCAGAAAATCGTTCTTGGCGTTGAGTTCGGCGACTTGTATCTGTGTTGAAGCGCGAAGCTCCTCGGTCGCGTACTTCATTTTCTCCGTGGCCATTTCTCTCTCGAACTTGCCCTGCTCTTCCACCTGCTTCTGCTGAATCACGGCGTTTAATTCGTTCACCCGCTGCGTGAGCGCCGGCACCAGTGCCATCTGCTGCTGCACCTGCGGCGGCAACGGCGGAGCGTTGGGATCTTGCTGCGCGAATTGAGGAGGGGTCCATCTTACGGCAATTTCATCGGCGAAGTGACCTAACTCGGGTTCTTTCAGTTTCGCGGCGATGTCGCGGATCAAGGCCCAGCCCTGCGGGTCGGACGATGCGACCGTATCGATGAAGTCGCCGGCCGCTTGGCGTTGCGTCTGATAAGAAGGACCCACCGAGATCACCACTTCGTAGCGGCCCTTGCCCAACAGCAGCGGCTTTTGCGCGTTCGGGTCGTTCACGCCCATCAGTTCGTGCTTGCCGTCCGGCAGGATCGAGCGCAGTTTCCCGATGAAGTTCGCGTGCAGCTTGCGGTCGATCTCGATCACGTCCTGATAGAGCGCCTTCAACGCGCGGCCGAGGTTCTCCGAATAATGAATGATGCCGACACCGGTCTGTTGCTGCAAGGCCAATATCGCCTTGCCCGATTGCCTCGCCGGATCGAGTGCACCGAGTGCCGGGTCGAAAAAGCCGGTGGTGGCTTTCACGTCTTCCTTCGCCGCATTACTGACCACTGCAAACTCTTCGACCGGCGGAACGAAGACCTGCCAGGTCGGCGCCGGGACCGGATTGCCGCGGGAGTCCGTCATGCCGTTGTAGAACAGGGTGGCGGAAGTCGAGGTGTTTGCCTCCCGCCACTGCTGCTCGTGACCGGCGATCTGCTCGGACGTCACGATCCATTTGGGCTTCGGGGCCAGTGCGACCGCTTCCAGCTTCAGGGATTCCGAAAAGTTATAGGTCTGCTGCGAGGGCAGTGAATCGCTAATCAACGACTTGATAATGCGCTTGCCTTCTGCGTAGAACTCGGTGGCGATTACCTCATACAGCGGAATGCGCGTGCCGGGCCAGTCCGTCTGATCGAGCACCTCGCAGCCCGAGATCAGATACTGCGTGACGTAGGGATACTCGACTTCGCGCGTATTGCCTTCACCGGATAGCGCGGTTACGCCGGGCGGCAGGCTGCGTGTGAACTCTTTATCGTCGGCAAAGCCGCTCGTGCCGTTCGAGTAGCGCTGCAGTTTGCGCTTCCGGTAATCGAGCCGCCAGTACTCGCCGACCCAGACATCGGTGCCTTCACTCCAATCCCGGTAGGTGTCGTCTTCGGCAAAGAATGAGGCCGTCACCACTTCCGCATCCGGCCACCGGCGCTTGAACTCTTCGACCGAAAACTTCTGGCGCCCGATCGCCCAGCGCATATCGCGCCCGTCGGGTTCCTTCGCAGACGGATCTAAGGCCCAGCAGGCCGGGTCTTCGATCGACCTGATTCTCGGCTCCTGCTCGAACGAATCGGGCGAGACGTAATCGATGGTCAGTCCGACCAGGCCGCGGCCGCCGGCCGCCACGTAGCCGATGCAGGTGGCATAGGCAACCTGCGAATCGGACGCATATTCAATATGCCGGATGCGCCCCTGCCAGAATTCCGCTACGTCGTTCGAGGCCTCGTCATCCGCCGGACTGACCTTGCCGCCGGGACGGTTGCGCAGGTTGGAATTGATGACCTGCTGCACGGGCTGCTCGAGCAGGTTGACGGTGATGGCGGGGCGGTCCTTGCCGCGCGCAGTTTTGTCGTAGTCTTCCCACTGCTCGCCGGCGCGGAAGCGCATGCGTTTCGCAAACTCCCGGCGCATGTCGCTCTCCTCCGTCATGGCCTTCCTCCAGCAGACTCTTGCTTGACTGGGTACGTCGAGCGACGTGTAATCGTCGGTTATGTCAGGCATGGCCGTAGGTCACCGCTTCGCGGCGATAGACTAACAGGAGTGACGCCTCCGTTTGAGGACACCCCGCTTACCTTAACGTTTCCCGCCCACCGATGGGCCTTTCTCTCAGAAGCGCTGGGGGTACTCATTTCTCACACGCCACAATCAGACTCGCGCCGCGAGATGGAAAAACTGAGATCGGACATTGGGCGCGAGATTTGCCGCCTCATGAAAACGGAACGAAAATCGAGAAATGCCCTTACCAAAGAAAATCAGCATTGAATTGCTACCTGCCGAATGGGGCATTGTCGCCGCAATTCTGCACTCATATCTAGAGAACTTTGAAGAGCTGCTACCACAGTGGAATATTGAGGCAGTAAGAGACATTAAAGAAGCCATCATGCGGAAAGGTATAGCGTGGGAAGAATCAATACCCAAACGGTGAGAAATGCCCCTGCCACCGGAAAATAGCAGCTTTGGCATTCTGCGTGCTAGGAAATAGATATGGGTGATGCCGCTGAGTACTACGACGAGCAGGGTATAGACGCCTGGGCCTCGCATCTGGCTGGTCGCTGCCAGGATGACTATTGCCAGTACTGCTATGAGGCCGAGTACAAGAAAGAACGCAAGTCAGCAAAAGCACCTGTTCGCAAGCCACAGGGAAAAGTCAAGCGCCAAACTACCGCCGAAGGATGAGAAATGCCCCCTGATACGGAAAATAGCCGCCGCGCCGTCACGGACGATTGGCCTCATACGTGGCACTGGAGTCATGCTGACAACGATAAGGGATACATGCAGTACTGCGTCGTCTGCGGGATCGAGAAGCACCCGGATGCAGAGCCCCGGCAGTCATGTCTCGATCCAGATACTCTGAACCGCGTGGAAGCCGAATTGCCGTCCCGCAAAACTACCGCTGAGGAATAAGAGAAATGCCCCTGACACCGAAAAATAGCAGCCACGCCGTCTGCGGCAGACGCAGAGTACAGCCTATCGTGCTCTAAGCTATTTAGCGCTGCGACATTCTGATAGGTTTTTGTCAAGTTAT